TCTTGACTGACACCAACGCTTGGTTCTTGCAGACGGATATCCCGAATGGTCTGAAGCATTTCGTCCGTGCTGCTCTGTCTACTTCAATGGATGGAGACTTCGATACCGGAAACGCTCGCTACAAGGCTCGAGAGCGGTACAGTTACGGCTGGAGTGACCCCCTCGCTATGTTCGGTAGCCAAGGCTAAACCCAGTAAAATCAAGGGTTTACGGGAAGGGAGCTCCGGCTCCCTTTCTTTTTGCTTAAAAACTTGTGACGCAATCACAAATAGTGTAAACTGACCTTCGTCAACTAAATAACGGAGGTTTCCAGTGAAAAACGTAATCTATGTGATTCGTAATGTGGTCAACGGTAAATTCTATGTAGGCAGCACCGTTGATGCTCGTGTGAGGTTCCAAGCGCACAAAAGGCGGCTAAAAAAAGGAACGCACCAAAGCCCTCATCTGCAAGCCGCATGGAATAAGTACGGCGAGGACTGTTTTAAGTTTGAGATAGTGGCTAGCGTTGAGGATAGGGACGAGTTACTCGCCGTTGAGCAAGTTTGGTTAGACGAACACGCGGGAAAGACCCATTGCTACAACTGGGCTGCAGATGCTAGCGCCCCAATGCGAGGAAAAAAACATACTTCTGAAGCCGTAGCTAAAATGTCGCTAAAACATGTGCCCAAAGGTGAAGAGCACTACCGTTTTGGTAAATCGCTAGAGGAAGAAGTTAGGAAGAAAATAGGAGACACGCAGAGGGATGTACCTAAAGCGCCGGGGCGAAAAGTTTCGGAAGAAGGCAGAGCCAACATAGCTGCTGCAGCAAAGAGAGGCGAAGAGTGCCATTTTTATGGCAAGCGGCCTGCAAATGCCGACGATCTACAGAAGGCTATTCATGCGGTACTTCCAGATAGGACAACCAAGGTGTATAGCAGCCTTACGGAAATGCGAGACACACTGGGGCTAGCTATAGGAACAATCATTCGCGCCTGTAAGTCGGGTAAACCTATTGTGTTTGGCCCCCACGCCGGTTGGGTGCTGTCGTATGTGGATGGAGAAAGAAACTTAGCTCCAGAAATCCCAGAAGAATTTTTAGCCTATCCACGCTCTAGGCAAGAAGCAAAAGCTACCGGGGCCAAACACTATTTCACAGGTATTCCCTGCGACAGAGGGCATATTTCTCCTCGTAAGGCAAAAGGTACATGCGTTGCTTGTATGAAAGAAGACTACAAAAAGGACAATGACAGGCGCAAACAGAAGGCGCTTGACACCCCCTAAAAACTGGGCTATAAGTACCTTAAATCTGGGATTTCTTTAATTGCCTACTCGACTGACCCAGCAGATTCGCACAAGACGATAGGCGCAAGTGCATGAGGTTCTTATGAGCTTTTCAACCTTTTCCGGGCCAATTCGCTCCGGTACTGTTCGTTATGGTTCTGGTGAAAACTGCGGCGTAGCCGTACTGGTTCAGACCGAAACTCTCCCTGCTACTGCAGGTGCTACCACCGTCGCCGTTCTTCCGGCAGGTTCACAGATTCTGGATATCATCGTTGATACCACCACGGTATTCAATGCAGCGACCACGCTGAAGATTGGTACTTCGTCTAACGACGACGAGTTTGTAACCTCGACAACCATCACCACTGCAGGCCGTAACGACCTGTCCTCTACCTATCAGCCTCTGACTTTTATCAACATCGGCACTTCTGATGTTGCTGTGATTGCGACCACCGCTGGCACCGCTGCTACTGGCGCGGCCCGTGTAACGATCATGTATGCACAGAAGGCTTCCAATGGCGCTGAAGACCCTGCCACTCCGTAAGGAGGTTCGGGTGGAGTTACAATCAATAATTGATGTTGTTGTTGGTACAGCAGGAGTCATATTCGGTTGGTTGTTCAAGATCGTTTGGGATGCCATCAGGGAACTCAAGGATGATATGAAAGAGACCAACCGATTGATCCATGAAACATACGTGCGTAAGGACGACTACCGCATAGAGATGGCAAAGATCGAAAATATGTTTCAGCGTATTATGGACAAATTGGACGAGAAGGCTGACAAATGACAATGCCCTCTCGTGGTGTTGCTAAAATTCAAACTAAAGCTACAGGTGATGCTATGAAATGTGGAATGAGAAAAGGCGGCAAACTGCCGAACAAGAAGAAGGCTAGCATGAAGATCAGCAAAATGGACAAAGCCAATGTAGGTATGGCTGACTCCGCTGGTGGTATTCCCGGTATGTATGCCAAAGGGGGCAAGGCTACGAAATGCTACGCTAAAGGTGGCAAGATCGATGGCTGCGCAGTTAAAGGTCATACAAAGGGCCGGATGGTATAGTCATGGCTGGTGGAGCTCAAGGCGGCGGGGGAAGACCCGCAGTAGGCGGCAATATGCAGCAGTTCCAAAACGCGCTGCAAAACTACAGGCAAGGTTCAGCGGGTATGCCCTCACAAGTTCCGGGGGCTAATGTAGCTGCTCCGGGGGGTATGCAACAGGGTATGACGGGTCGTGCACCAATGCCGCAGGGTTTTATGAATGCCCCTAATGGTCCGGGTGCTCCTCAGATGACTCTACCTGCGTATGCGGGTCCCGCTCCGAGCGGACAACAGATGTTTTATGGGGGACCACCACAAGGGATGCCACAAGGGATGCCACAAGGGATGCCACAAGGGATGGCGCGACCAATGCCTATGCCTGCTCCGGGTGGAGCGGGGGCTCAATTTGGGCAACCTCTCTCAATTGGTAATGACTATCTCGAAGCACCGCGAGGACAACCTCCTATTTCTGTAGGGTCATTCCAACCGCAGGGTCAACCCCAGATATCTCAACCGGCTCCACAACCTCAAGTTCTCCCCCAAGCGCAGCCGATGCCACGCCCAATGCCTAGGCCAACGCCACAAGGTATGCCGCAAGTTATGGGTAATCCCAATGCTATGCCACTACAAAGGCCACAGTTTAGAGGTAGGCGATAGTCATGGCTAAGTCTCCAGCTTGGCAAAGAAAAGAGGGGAAAGACCCAAAGGGTGGGCTTAATGCAAAAGGCCGCGCTAGCGCCAAAGCACAGGGAATGAATCTGAAGCCCCCCGCCCCTAATCCGAAAACTAAGAAGGACGCAGGCAGAAGAAAGTCATTTTGTGCCCGCATGAGCGGTATGCCCGGTCCTATGAAAGATGAAAAAGGTAAGCCAACGCGGAAAGCGTTGTCCCTAAAAGCATGGAATTGTTGAGTAAAAAATCATGGCAAATACCAGTGTAGTTTCTTCCGTCAGTCGTCTGGGCAAATACGAGCCGTTTCATATACAGGTCTCTCGTGGGCAGATCACGATGCACTCGCCTGTTATTGTCTTTGGGTACAACCCGGATGTAGACACATCTGAAGAATCTGTATGGCCTGATGGGGGCACGGTTCCTCATCCAACAGTAGCATCAGTGCTCAAAATTAGCTCATCTAGTACGAACGACGCGGCTGCGGGTACAGGGGCAAGAACAGTTACGATTGTTGGGCTTGATGGTGATTTCAACGAAGTCAGCGAAACTGTAACCCTAGATGGGCAGACAGCGGTAAACACGACCAAAAGTTATCTCTATGTAAATCAGTTCTACGTGACTTCTGTCGGATCAGGTGGAGCCAATGCGGGGAATATCAACGCGGGTACAGGCATAGTGACTTCGGGTGTTCCAGCCGTGCTGTATGATATTATTGCAACAGGGTTCAACAACCGTACTACGGGCCATTACTGCGTTCCAGCAGGGTACACAGGATACATGCTACAGGGGCTTTTTTCTGCTGGGCAGGCATCTGGTAACTCCTCCGTTACTGGGTTTTTGAAGCAGCATGGGCCTGATGACATCCTTCGCGTGGGTGCCGTGACAGCCGTCAACAATGGTACGGCAGATTACCTGTTTGAACTTCCTTACAGAATCCCTGAAAAGAATTGCGTCGGGGCCACAGCGATAGGTGCAGCGGCAAACAACTCGGTCAGTTCGTACTTCAATATCCTGTTGATTAAGAACAACGGTCAAACCTAATGGCTAAAGAAATTTGGGATAAGGAGCGCCCTAAAGGGCTAGGCAAACCAAAGAAGCTAAGTTCTGCCAAGAAAGCCTCAGCTAAAGCTGCAGCGAAGAAAGCAGGGCGACCTTACCCGAATCTCGTTGATAACATGCGGGCAGCGAAGAGTAAAAAATGACCACTTCAGGCACAGCGACTTGGACTCCTGATTTTGCCGAAATCATCGAAGAAGCCTTTGAGAGAGTCGGGGTTGAGGTACGCACGGGTTATCAGTTCAAAACGGCGAGGCGCAGCCTCAATTTGCTGTTTCAAGAATGGGCTTCGCGTGGTCTAAACCTATGGACAATCGAACAGGGTTCTTTGAATTTGAGCGTGGGCGTAAGCAATTACCCTCTCCCTGCAGACACCATAGACCTGCTTGAAACCGTTGTA